AAAGATTTAGATAATAAATATGGAGAAGATCATATGAAATATGTAGTAAATAATGAGGATTTCCAACATTTAAGACCATTAAAACCAAGTGGATTTAGGGATAATAAAAATGATTTTAAAATAGAGTATGATTATATAAATAATGATAGGAATGAATATATAGAATCATTATATTTAGAGGATGAGAGAATGATAAAATTAGAGGAGGAGTATTCGTATATAAGTTCAAGTAGTGATAGTGATAATGAATAAAAAATATATATATATAATATAAATAATGTTTAATTTTTTTTTATCAATATTAGTTTTTTTGGTGATATCGACGATAATATTATTATTTGTGGCACCATTTATAGATCATTTATTTTATGTGGATCATAAATTAGATGAAATGGAGGAGTATGAAGTATTTATTATGATAATAATACATATAATATTATTGGGAGTATTAGTATATATATTTCATAAATATTTAGTTAAAAATTATATTAAATATTTTAAATTGAATAAGACATATATAAAAATGATAGATTTAATATTGGGATTGACATTGGTTGGATTACAAAGGAATTTATTATTTAAGATAAGATATTTATCAAATAAACATCCTATAAGAAGTGAGTTAATTATGTGAATAAAAAATATAATATATAAAAATGAAATTAATAGATGGTTTTAATGAATTTAAGAGATATATAGATAGTGATAAATATATATTATTATTTTTTACAGCAAGTTGGTGTGGACCATGTAAGAAGATATATCCTCAATTAGAAGAATTATATAATAAATTAAATACTGATTTAGTAGAGATATGTAAAATACAGATAGATAATGATAATAATTCAGAAATATGTGATATATTCAAGGTAAAATCAGTACCATCATTTTATTTATTAAAGAATAAGGAATGTATTAATACATTAAAGGGTGCAGATATAAATGGGGTAAAAAAAATGTTAAATATTAAAGATTAATTATTAATAAATATATATAAGGATGACAACATTTGATGATTTTAATTTAAAGGATAATTTATTAAGAGGGATATATTCCCATGGATTTGAGAATCCGTCAGATATACAGGTTAAGGCGTTACCGATTATAAATTCTAAAAAAGATTTATTAGCGCAAGCTCAATCAGGTACAGGGAAAACAGGGGCATTTTCTATAGGTGCATTAAATATATTAGATGAGAATATAAAAAAAACGCAAATATTGATATTAAATCCGACATATGAGTTAGTAAATCAGAATTATGAAGTAATAAAGGCATTAAGTCAATATATGGATATTAGTATAATGAAAGTAGTTGGTAAGACTAGTTTACAAGAATGTAAGAAAGAATTATCGAAGGAACCACAAGTAATAGTTGGTACACCTGGGAGGGTATTGGATATGATTAGTAAAAGATATTTATATACAAATGATATTAAATTATTAATATTTGATGAAGCAGACGAGATGTTATCATATGGTTTTCAGGATACGATATATGGGATAATTAGATATATATCGAAGGATACACAGATATGTTTATTTAGTGCTACAAGGACGGAGGAGACAGTTGAATTAAGTAATAGATTTTTAAATAATCCTGAGTCACTATTAGTGGAGAATAAGAATGTAACATTAGATGGTATCAAGCAATATAAAGTATTAATAAATGAGGAATGGAAGTATGATACATTAATAGATATATATAATTTATTAAATATATCGCAATGTATAATATATGTAAATTATAAAAATAAATTAATGCAATTATATGATAAATTATTAGAGAATGATTATCCAGTGGATTATATACATGGAGAGGTAACGAAGGATGAGAGAGAGAATAAATTATTAAATTTTAAGAATGGTAAAACAAGGATATTAATATCAACGGATTTATTAGCAAGAGGGATAGATGTTCAGCAATTAAATTTAGTAATTAATTTTGATTTACCTAAATCAAAGGAAACATATATACATAGAATTGGTAGATCAGGTAGATATGGTAGAAAGGGGGTAGCTATTAATTTAATAAATAATAGAGAAGCAGAATATTTAAATGAATTAGAGGAACATTATAAGATAAAGATAGATGAATTGCCACAAAATGTAGGGGATGTTTTAAATATTTAAAGTAATGCGTATTAAATATAATAATATTTTTAGTATATTAATATATGGAGAAATTAGATATTAATTTAGATGAAGATTTTAAGAATATTAATACGGATTTAACAAGTAGTAGTAATGGTGGGGCGATAGGGATTGATTTATTAGTAAATTCAGGGAGTAATAATAATTCACCTAAATCGAATCAGGGTTATGAATCTGATGGTGGTCAATCTAATAAATCAGAAGAATATTCATTTTTTAAATCAGATGATAATAATAATAATAATAATAATAATAATAATAATAATACAGAGGAAAAAAAGATATCTATAGATCCGATAAATGATCCTATAATGAATAATGTTATACCGGAAGAATATAAACCTATTCATGTATTATCACAAACAGATATTAAGAATGAAAAAATAGATTTATTATATAAATTTAGTAAATTAAATAATCAGGGTGTAAGAACATCAATGAATTATAATATGAATTCTAATTTGGATGATATGAGGAATGAATATATTAAATTAAAAAAACAGAGGGATACTACTAATTCTGTAAAATTTCAAAGAAAGATATTAATGGCAGCGGTATCAGGTGCTGAGTTTTTGAATAGTAAATTCGATCCATTTGATGTTAAATTAGATGGTTGGTCAGAATCAGTTAATGAGAGTATAGAAGATTTTGACGAGGTATTTGAGCAATTATATGATAAATATGGAGGTGGTGGTGAAATAGCACCTGAATTAAAATTAGTAATGATGTTAGGTGGTTCAGCATTTATGTTTCATTTATCAAATACAATGTTTAAATCATCAATGCCTAATATGGGTGATATTATGAAACAAAATCCAGATTTAATGAAACAATTTGCCAAAGCAGCAGTGGGATCTATGGCGCAACCAGGTATGAATATACCACAGCAACAACCAAATATGCAACAATCACAAGGTATGCCTGATTTAACAAAAAATAATTATCAACAACAAAGACCAGATATGGATGGTCCAGTTGGAGATATAGATGAAGTAATAAAAAATTTAAATTTACAACCAAATGCAATACCAGATTTAGATAATTTATCAGTTATGAGTGGTGATAGTGATAGAAATTCTACTAAAGGAATTACATTAAATTTATAATCTAGTTTTAACATCATTTAACAAATCTATAGCAGTATTTACTTTATCTTGTGTAGAATTATTATTATTTTTTTCATCTTCTTCTTTTTTAAATTCATTTATAAATTGTATAAAAATTACATAAATTACAATTAAAATTAATGATAAATTTATATCTTTAGTGGCAATAAAAAATAAACAAAATATAAATAAATGTTTTAAATAAAATTTGTTATGTAAATGTGGTTGTATGTCTTGAAATAACATTCTACCACCAAACATATTTAATAAAAATGCTCCACTCATAAATAAATAATTATTAGTCAAGTAATCAAATAAATACATATATTTTATAAAATAAAAAAAAAATATATATATATATATTAAATGGTTGCTTTACTCTCACAATGTTTTGATAATAATAATAACAACAATAATAATAATAATGTTGTAAATAATAATGTTGTAAATAATAATGATAGTAATGATTTAAAAATACCAGATGTATCTCCAATTAATAATGTAAATGTTCCTACTGGAAACATCTCTACTGGTAAAAATATTTTAGAAGAACAATTTAAAGAATTAAAAGAATATACTAAACATTTAGAAAAAGAAGTTGAAGAATATAAAAAATATATTGAAGAAAGATTTAAAGATATTAATAATCAACAATATCATGTTGTAGAAGGATTTGACAATAATAATAATGGATCTAAAGATATGAATGATATTATTATATATTTAATGACTTGTATATTTATTTTATTAATAATTGATTATATATTTAAAATGGGTAAAGATTCTTATTAAAATAATATAATATTAATATTAATATTAATATATATAATGAATAAAATATATATATTAATTTTATTATATATTTTAATTATATTTAATTTATATTTAAATACAATAATATGTCCTTGTAATGATAATAAAGATAAAGGATATTGTTATAGATATGAATATAATGGGATATTAATAAGTAAATATTTTACTTTTTTTGGATTAGGATTATTTTTTTCAGAATATTATTTATTAATATTTACAATTTTTATATTATGGGAATTATTTGAGATGTATTTAGATAAAAATGAAGATATAGTTATAAAATATATTGGTGGTTGTTTAGATAAAGATATATATAATAAAGATTATATAGTAGGATATGATGATAATAAATATTTAAATAATATAGATAAATATTTTGGAATAAATAATTCAAAAAAACATATGTGGCATGGTTCTATTGCTGAAATATTTTATGGATTAATATTTTTTTTATTAGGTAAATTTATTATTAATATTAGATAAAATATTATCATTATATAATAGATTACCAGTTGGATTATAATCATCTATTTTTTTAAAATTATTATTATTATTATTTGGAATTATTTTTTTAATATTTCTTTTATTATTTTTATTTCTTTCCCAAGAAATAAATAATAAATTAGGGTGTAAATATAATACATCAAATTTGTCTCTTTTTAAAGAATCAATTAAATATTTTCTTAAATCGTCAACTTTATAAATTGGTTTACCAATTAAAAATTCAGGTATATTAAAAGTACAATAAAATGTTTTATTTTTAGATTGATATTTAATTTTATTATGTATTTGAACTAGTATATTATCAAACATTTTTAATCTATTTAAAACTTTTTGATCCATTTCTTCAAATAATGTATTTATGTTTAAAGAACTCATAATATATAATTAATAAAATAATATGGATATTGATACACTAATATTATCTGGTGGATCTACAAAAGGGATATCTTTTATAGGTTCTATAAAATATTTAATAGAAAATAAATATATTGATGAAAAATTTAAAAATATTAAAAAAATAATATGTGTATCTGCTAGTTATATTTTAATATTAACATTAATTATATTTAATTTTAATTTTAATTTAATAGAAAATGAATTATTTAATTTTAATTTTGAAGAATTATTAAATATAAATGATATATCTATAAAAAATTTTATTAATAATTATGGTTTTGTAAATTATAATAGATTTCATATACATATTAAAAAATTATTAATAGATAATTTTTATGTAGATAAAATGTCATTATTAAAATTATTTAAATTAACTAATATTCATATTATAGTAAAAGTAATTAATATATCAAAACAAACTATAGAATATATAGATCATATTAATAATCCAAAAATGAATATATTAAAATTAATACAAATGACTACAGCAATACCTATATTAATAAAACCAATAAAATATAAAAATAATTTATATTTAGATGGAGGATTATGTGGTAATTGTCCTAATGAAATAAATGATTCTGATAATTATATATGTATAGATATTAAATCAAATAAAATAAATAAAAAAATAAATAATGTATATGATTATTTTCAATCAGGATGGAAAATGTATGATCCGAATATATTGACAAGAAAATATGATATAAAAAATATAAAAATAGATTTATCAAAATTAAATATAAATACAACTAAATTTATATTAGATAATGAAATAAAAAATAAAATATTAAATGAGGGATATAATCAAACAGTAGAACATTTTAATCGTCATCAACTTCATCATCCACTTGACGAAAGTTAAATTTAGGACATCTAGTAGTTCCGTTAGGTGCTTCTTCTTTTTTATTTTTACCGAATACTGGTTGACCATATTTAGTTTTTTCTTGTGATTTACACAATGCATTAAATACATCTTTTTTAACAATTTTTTTGTAATCATATCCTGTATCATCACACCAAGATTTAAGATTATCCATTAAATCATCTAATGGGGTAACATTATCAGAGTCGACTAAATCTTCAGCAATCCATTTTTGAATAGTATCATTTTCTGTGATATATACTGAAGTAGCGGCAGTTACTGATGCTGGTGATTTAGTGCCTTCTTTATCATATAATTTATAATAATCTAATAATTTAATCATGAATAGGATATTCCATTGTTTAAGTTTTTCGCCTAATTGTAAATCTGCTAAATATTGATGAGGATTTAGATTAGAAGGTCTAGGATTATTAGTAAATTTAGAGATGAAATCCACAACTTCAATTCTTCTAGCAACACCACCATCATTACCAGCGAGTTTAGGTAAATCATTACACATAAGAATAATTTTAAATTGTGGTTTAAATTCAGTAGTATTTTTAAATAATGCTCTGCTAGTTAATTTATCACCACCAGTAATTTGTTTTAGTTTACCAACATATATTTGGTCATCTTTTTCAGGTTCAGACATAGATACAAATCTAGCATATCTAATAGCTTCTAATTCTGGAGAAGCACTAGAAGAACTACCTCTTTTACTAGTTAAATATGAAACGTCCATAGGTTTACTATAATCACCAAGAGTATGATCAATAAGTTCAGTAATTTTAGATTTACCATTACTACCGGAACCAGTCCAAAAATAGAATTTTTCTTCTCTGACTTCACCACTTAAACAACTAGATAAGAATCGTAAAGTATAATCACGAATTTCATCATTAGGTAATACTTTTTTAATAAAATCATCTAAATCGTCATTTAATTCTTTATATCCATTAATATGGATAATATCATTTTTAATTTCATCGATATTAATAGGTAAATCTTTTTTATCAACAGGTAATGAATAACCTACAGATAGACTAACATAATCATCAGGGCGTCCTTGTCTAAAGATAATTTCTTTTTTAATATTACCTTCATAATTAAAATATTCTGATTGTAAATCTACAACACCATTATCAAAACCAATTAGATTTTTCTTACCATTTAGTTTATCCATAAATTTATCATCATAGAATTTTTCTTTACATTCTTTCATAATTTTATCTTTATAACTTGAATCTTTTAATTTAATCATATTTTTCAGACAATTAGTATGTTTTCTATCATTAATTTCATATGCTTCAGATTCAGGATCGTCGCCTCTTTTATCTTTATAAAATTTACTATAATGTTCAAATATACCAATAATATCATAAGATAATCTCTTTCTTAATTCATGACCATTTTCTGTTTCTTGCCATCTACCAGTTTGTTCATTAAAATAAAACCATACATTATCTTTTAATCCAGCACATACAAATAAATCTTTATAATATTTAAATATAATATTTGCTACATCTGCGTGTGCACCACAAGATTTTTCACCAACTAATGATTTTTCAACTAATTTAATAAGTGATTCTTTTTGAATTTCAATAAATTTATCATAATTATCTTGTTTTGCCCAATATACTAATGTTCCCATAGTATATTGTTGATTACTAGTATTATTCATATATTCCCATAGTTTCTCACATTCATCTTGATTACAAAATCCGTGCCATTTCTTACTGAATACAACCCATGATTTAAATAAATGATTAGGAGAGATACTATGTAAGCAATAACCAACATCAATCCAAGTTTTATAATCTTTTGATCTTTCTGTAGAGAGAATACCAGATAATTTCTTAGCATAATCTAATTCTTCTTTCATAATTTTACGATAATTTTCTATATTTTCTATATCGTCAATATTAATACTATTATTATTATTCACATTATTAATAGTTGGTTTCTTTTTAAGTATTTCTGGACCAATATATTGTATATTATCATTTCTATGTAATTGAACACTATTTTTATTCATAATTTCTCTAGGATTTTCTAAATAAATATCTATAGATAATTTATTTATATTATCATCATTTATTTTAAATATATGAGTTAATTCATAAGTTATTTCATTAGGTTTACCACAACCATATACATACCAATTACCTGGATTATATATATGTGTATCAAAAATTTCATTTATAGGATTAGAAGATTCACCTATACAAGTATCTTTAAATAATTTATTAACACAATCAGCGTCATTAATAATACTTTGAATTAATTTAATATAAGTTTTTTTATCAGAAATAATATTAGGGAAAAGGATATGAATACCATCTTTTTTTACATATCCATCTTTATCACAAGGTAAAATATTTTCTTTTTCCATAATCCATATATGTGATTGATTATCATCATTAATAGTATAAAATTCTTTAATTTTTTTAAATATATATATTGATAGTTTTTCTAATGTAGTAGGAGTATATTGTCTATATTCAATATCATTAGAATATTTAAAATCTAAATCTATAATTAATGGACAAATATCTCCTACTCTTTCTAAAACTGATAATTTACCATTATTTGATTTAATTTCTGCTATAAGATCATATAATTTAGGTATGTCAGATATATTAACATTATAAGAACCTCTTAAAGACGGTTCACCATGATGAATAGCGTGTGTCATTGAACCATTATCAATTCTTCTTTTATCTTTAAGAAAATCAATAATATTACTATACATTTTTTTTTAATATAAATATCCAAATATATTTATTTATCAAATTTATTTTTATATATATTTTTTATAATTATATTTTTATTATATTTATAAATAGAATTGTATATAATCAAATTTAATTATATTTAAGTATAATACAATAATTATAATATAATTAATTAATGAGTAAATCGATAAAAAGAATTATTAATAAAGATATAAAATCAATAGAACATAATGAATTAAATAAATTAGGGATATATATAGAGTTTGATGAAGAGAATATGTTAAAAGCAAAGGCATTAATAATAGGTCCTAAAGGAAGTTTATATGAGGGTGGATATTTTTTTTATTATATTAATTTTCCTAAAAATTATCCTTATTCACCACCAGATGTAGCATATGTATCAAGATCTAATGTAAGAATTCATCCAAATATGTATGTTAAAGGACATAAATCAGGATATGGTAAAGTATGTTTATCTATATTAGGAACATGGAGTGGTCCTAAATGGACAACAGTAATGGATATTTCTACTGTATTATTATCATTACAATCATTATTAGATAGTGATCCATTATTAAATGAACCTGGATTTAATAGAAATAATAAATATCAATTAGAATTAATAAATAATTATAATGATGTAATATTTTTTGAAAATATTAATACATTATTAATTAAAAATTATTTTGATACACCATCTGATTTTATGATTTTTAAAGATATTATTATAAAAAGTTTTAATGATAATTATATGAATATTTATAATAATATTTTAAAATATAAAGATATAAAAAAGAAAAAAATTATAATTTCTATATATTGTATTAAATATTTAATAGATTTTGATGAATTAATGTCATTATTTTCTATTTTCTTAAATAAAATAAATTTGAAAATACTTAATAATTAATTTATAATAATATTTATATATAAATATGGAGAATAAATTTTGTGATAATTGTAATAATTCTATGTATATATATTTAAATAAAGATACAAAAAAATTATATTTATTCTGTAAAGCATGTGAAAATACTGAAGAATATATGGAAGATTTAATTTATGATAATGATTTTAATATTGATTTAAGTGAAAGTATAAATAATAATAAATTTATTAATTATGATTTAACATTACCACATATTCAAAGTCAAAATGTAAAATGTCCAAATACATTATGTAAATCTATATTAGAAGATATTAAATCAGATATTGTATATATTAAATATGATAAAGATAATATGAAATATATATATAGTTGTAATTATTGTGGACAAAAATGGACAAATAAATAAAGATAAATAAAGATAAATAAAGATAAATAAAGATAAATAAAGATAAATATAAATTTGAAATTTAATTTTTTTTTTATAAAATATAAATATAGTAAATATATAATGTCGGATGAAGAAGATGTTATAGATGTACAAGAAGAAATAATAGATGAACCTGAACCTGATTTAGAAGAAAATACTGATGATGATGATGATGAACCTATAGATATAAGTAAAGAAATAATAGATGATATAGAAGATATTAATGTATTTAATGCAAATTATAAAAATTTATTAAAAAACAATAAAACAAATAATATATTAAGTAAATATGAGAAAACAAAAATATTATCTAAAAGGTGTGAACAATTAGAATCTGGATGTTTACCTTTAATAAAGGATTATGAAAATTATGATAATATTTATGATATAGCATTAGAAGAATTGAAAGAGAAAAAAATACCATTTATATTAAAAAGATTTATAAATGGAAAATATGAATATTGGAAATTAGACGATTTAATTTATTAAATTAATTTATTAAATTAAATATAAAAAAATATATTTATTATATTATAAATGAACTTTAATAATTTTTTTAAAAAAATAAATAAAAATTATTTATTACTTTTTTTAATTGTATTAGTAGGATTTGTATTGATAGATTGTAACACAAAAATGTTTAGTAAATTAGTAGAAGGACAATCATGTGGTAATGGTAATAATAATGGTAGTAAAGTAGTTTCATCAATAGGTTGTGGTAGAGGATGTGATAAGAATAATCCAACTAATTGTGCGAAAGGTACGTGTGATGCTGGATCTGTTAATGGATTAGGTAATAGTAATAGTAATGGTAAATCATTACAAGGATATTCGGATGAAAAAATGTATGTTAGTGCTAAAGGACCATTAGGTAGAGAGGTACCAAAAACATTACAAAATGATTATTCTACACTTAAAAGTTTTGGATTAACAAATCTTAAAGATGTTGTAAATTATATCCCTGGTGATGGTCCTTCTCAATTTGTAACAGGTAACAGAAATAATAATAATGCTGCTGGAAAAAATTCAAATAATTCTGTTGGTAGAAATAATAATAATTCTGTTGGTAGAAATAATAATAATTCTGTTGGTAGAAATAATAATAATTCTGTTAAAAATAATAATAATAATTGTAAACCTATTGTATATGGGGCAGATTGGTGTGGTTGGACTAAAAAACAGAAGAAATATATGGCAGATAAAGGGATAGATTATACATATGTAGATTGTGCTAAAGATAAAAGTGCGTGTCCACCAGAAGTAAAAGGATTCCCTGCTATTAAACATTGTGATGGAACTTTAAAACCAGGATATCAAGAACTTTAATATAATTTATTAACATTTACTTTATTTTTATATCCTCCTCCACCTTCATATTCATTATTACCATTTTGTCTTAAATTTTTTTCTGAATATTCCCAGAAACCGGGTGCTCCTATTTTAAAATCATCGTGTGGTTCTGCTTTATACCAAAATACTTGATCTGTTAATTTATTAGATTTAGCATTATTATTAATAACTAAACATTCATAATTTTCAGTACATTGATCCATAATTTGACAAAACATTTCAAATGATGGAAACATACCAGCATAATGATCATATAATCTTTTTCTATTACTAACATAATTTTCTCTTAAAATAAATACATAATCAATATTTGTTCTTAAATTAGGAGGAATACCTAAAGCAAATTGCATTGTCAATAAAAATAATATTTTATAATGACGACCATTCATAAATACTGATCTCATAAATTTATCTTTTGCCCAAGAATTATCATATAAACAATCATCTAATATTAAAAATACTCTTGGATCTATACCTGAATCACCTTCATTTATTTTCTCAATTAATGTTTTTTGTCTTTTTATCATATTTTGAACAATTTGTGTATCGAATTCCCCATGAATAAATAATTTTGGTATTATTTTACTATAAAATTGATTTGCTCCCTCTGTTCCTGATATTACTTGTCCCACCGGTATATTTTTATGATGATATAATATATCTTTACATAAAAATGATTTACCAGTATCTCTCTTACCTATTAATACTACTACTTTATCATCCTTAATTTCATTCATATCAAACTTTCTTAATTGTATTTCCATATATAATATTAACATAATTTTTTTAAATTATAAAAACATATAATCATTTAAAAATAATATCAATATATAAAATAAAATAAAATAATGTTTGAAAATTTAAATCAAGAACAATTCGAACATATTATAGATATTATGATTCTATATAAACAAGCACATCCTAAAAAAAATGTTTATTTAAATGAAAAATGTTTAAAAGAAGCATTGAATTTTATGAATACTACTGGTAAAGAATTTGCCTCACAATTAGGTTTAAATAATTCTAGTGATAATAATAATTAGTTTAAATAATAAAATAAATCTAGATATTTTTAATAACTATGTTAGATTTATATATTGATAAATATATTTGGGATAAAAAAATAATAAATAAATTTTATAAATCTTGTGTCGATTTATTTGATTTAAAATGTGTTCAGTTTTATAATCCTATTTATTCATTATATTTTCATTTATTTAATACTAAAAAATCACATAAATGTATAGATATTAAAAGAAGATATTATATTCATAATTTATTAAATATTATTAAATATAAATATTATCATTCAAATTGTTTATTAAATTCAACTATATATGATTCTAAAGATAATAAATTAATTAATAAAGAAATTTTTTGTAAAATTATCCCTATTTTAGAACCCCTATATTTTATTAAAAATAACTATAATAATTTAATCTATAGAAATCCTTTGTTACCATCTAATTATAATTCTAATACTTCTGAAAAAATTAATAATATGAATAATACTGCTTATATAGATACCTTTTTTTCATATATCTGTTCAGAAATTACTGAAAAAAATATTTTACCTAATTTTCCATTATTTTATGGATCTATAAATAGTATTATGAAAAAATATAATTATGATATATCCGAAGATTATCATGATTTTAAAGAAGAAGCATGGTTTCATAAAAATTTAGGTGAACAATTCAAAATGGATATCTATATGGATGATTCTGATAATAATTCTGAAGATTCTGATTATGATGATGATAATAATGATTATATATCAGTTATTAAAAATATTCCTTGTCAAATGTTTTTCATTGAAAAATTAGATGGATTATTATCTGAAATATTAAATGAAAATTTTGATGATAAATTAATATTATCTTGTATATTTCAAGTATCTTTCGCATTAGCATATCTACAAAAATATCTTAAATTTACACATAATGATTTACATATCGATAATATTATGTTTCAAAAAACTTCAAAACCTTTTTTATATTATAAATTTAATAATATTTATTTTAAAATTCCCACATATGGATATATATTTAAAATTATAGATTTTGGTAGAGCAATTTTTACATTCAAAAATAAATTATTCTTTAGTGATTGTTTCTCTAAATATGGTGAAGCTGATGGACAATATAAATATCCTATTGATACTTTCTTATATAATAATAATAATGAAATATATGATATCAAACCAAATTATCATTTTGATATGTGCCGGTTAGCTATAACTATACTAAATGAACTAAATTATAATAAAAATAAAAATTATATTAATAAACAATATTTAATTGATTTTATTTATTCTATGACATTAGGTAATGATATAGAATTATATTATTTAGATGATAATTTTGATATGTATGTATCCATCGCAAAATATGCTAATAATTGTTTACCTCTAAATATTATTCAAAATGAAATCTTTAAAGAATTTAGAATTAAAAAGAAAAACTTTCCTAAAAAATTATATTATCATTTCTAAAATGGTGGTTTATCATGAAATGGTATAGAACATTTATTATCTATTGGTGAAACATTACATGAAAATAATAATTTAATTATATTTAATATAACCATATTTATTACAAATATTGCTATCATATTTCTTGTTTTTATAACTTCAACTTCTTTATCTATTTTAGTATAAATATAATATATAAATACTAAAGATAAACTTAAAATTATATCCATAACAATACTATTATTCATTATTTTTATAACATAATAATATAAAAAAAATATTAAAATAAAATTTATTCTAAATCATCAAATAATGTATTTTATAATTTATTCTAAATCATCAAATAATGTATTTTATAATTTATTCTAAATCATCAAATAATGTATATTTAGTTTCATCTACTGTTTCCATTGTTAATCCCTTTTTATCTGACATTTTCTTTAAATCCTCATAAAACATATCTACTGTTTCTGTATCATCATCCTTTTTATCCACTGATACTATCTCTTTTAAATCATTTTTATTATCTATTACATCCTCTATATATGATAATTCCTTTTTATCATATTTATTATTATTATTTAATTTATCATATGTTATTTCTAT